TATCTCCAGACTCTTTGGGACTGGCGAGAAAGCTCCTGCCGGTAAGCCGTACTACAACCTTCAGCAGAAGCTGCAGGAAGTCCACGGCAAGCGTGTCCCTGAGAAGCCTTCAGAGACCTCTAGCTCTAGTGGTGTCCTGTCAAAGGCCAACATCGAGAATGATGCTGCCTACGCTGCAGGTATCGAGAACCGCCAACAGTATGCCCGAAAGACTCACTCTGCAGCCCCTGAGGGTCCCGTGAAGGAACTGGTCCATAAGCTCTCGACCATGGGAGACGCAGACAAGCGGATGTCCCTCTACAACAAGGTCTATGCGAAAGCCTCGGAATCCGAAAAGAAGTTCATGGATGACAAGGTGGAGCACATGATCCACTACGGTAATGAGCATTGAAAGCAATTGACGCTCTGAACGTGTTCAACCTCTTTCGAGGGGTTGGCACGGTCTCAGAATTCACATCAAAAGAAAAGGCTGAAGTAGGTAAGGAGCTTCTCGCTCTGTATCCCAACGCAGCCTTATTCCCCAACTCGGATGCAACCATTGAAGCGTGCAAACGCATCATTGCTGCAACCATCGCTGACCTGGAGGCCCCAAGTGGAAGCGAAGAAACACGCACAAGCCCGGCCCCCACGGCAAAAGCACTCGCACCCAAATCAGAAAAAGCGAAACATCTTCGGGGAGCTAGCAAAGACGCCTGAAGGTAGGGCGCAGTTAGCTGAGTGGCGAGCACTGGGTCGTGGCAAGTCTGGTCGTCCTCGTGGCGCTACTACCGGACACTCGGCCCACACTCGAAACAAGATGATCGCGAAAGCGAACGAACTAGCGAAGGAGTTTCTTATGGAACTTGAAAAAGAAGGCTTCACGCTGCCCCCGGATGGGACGCTAGCTCGTGAAGCTATCGAAACGGTAGCAACCCTCATGCGACGCGACGATTTGCCCAAGGACAAGCTGGCTGCTGCTAGCAAGATTCTTGAGTACACGTTGGCGAAGCCTGCACAAACCATCAACGCGAACGTCAAGCGTCCCGAGGACTTCCTAGACGAGATCGCCAAGGACCTCGATAAGTGAGTGAATCAGTCGTATGCGTACGGTGTAAAGCCGCCAAGCCTCGTGAGGACTACAGAGCAGAACCCAGGAAGCTGAACGGTCTTACGTCGTACTGCATCGACTGCATTCGCGAGATTGACCGTGTTGCGAAGGCGAAGGACCCGCACTCCCGAAGATGGAAGCAGATAAAGAGGTTGTACGGACTTAGTGAAAGCTCCTTCATGTCTATGTGGGAGTCACAGAAAGGGCGCTGCAAGATTTGCGGAGATCACCTCTCACTGTGTGCCAAAGGCGGGTTCGCCACTGACCACAACCACCTAACAGGGAAAGTGCGGGGAATTCTCTGCAAGCCTTGTAACCACGGCCTCGGCCTGTTCAAAGATTCGCCTTCTGTCTTAGAGGCGGCAACAGATTACCTCAAGACCCAAGGACACTATGGACAAGCAGAAAGAGGTGCGCAAGAAGCTCTATGAGAATTTCGAGTTTTACGCAGCAAAATGCCTGAAGATTCGGACTAAAGAGGGGACCATTGTTCCGCTAGTCCTCAACGAGGCCCAAAAGATTTTTATGAAGACGGTCATTGACCAGCTTCAGACGACAGGAAAGGTCCGCGTGGTAGTCCTTAAGGGGCGTCAGCAAGGACTTTCCACTATTATTGAGGGGATTCTGTACTGGTGGACTTCTCAACACAGGGCAACTAAAGCCCTGGTCATGACACATTTGTCAGAGAGTACGAAAGCTCTCTTTGAAATGACCAAGCGGTTCCACGAGAACTGCCCTGAGGTTTTAAAGCCCCACACCAAGTACAGTTCCCGTAAAGAGCTATCTTTCGACGTGTTGGATTCGTCTTACATGGTTGCTACCGCTGGTGGTGACGGTGTGGGACGAGGTGAGACTCTACAGCTTGCCCACCTTTCTGAAGCGGCTTTCTACCCCGCTGCTACAGCCCGTGACAATATCAATGGACTCTTCCAGGCGATCCCTAACGCAAAGGGGACGTTCATCTTCGTTGAGTCTACTGCGAATGGTATCGGGAACCCTTTCTACGATATTTGGAGTAAGGCCGTCTCCGGTGAGAACGAGTTTGCTGCGGTGTTCATACCGTGGTTCGTACAAACCGAGTACCGCATGCCGGTGCCTAAGGACTTCGAGCGAACTCCAGAAGAAAACAAACTGGTCAAAGAATACGGTCTCGATAATGAACAGCTAATGTTTCGCCGGAAGAAGATTGCGCTTAACGGCCTTGAACTCTTTCAGCAGGAATACCCGTGCTACGCCGACGAAGCCTTCCTTACCTCCGGTCGTCCGGTATTCAACCTTCAGCAAATCCAAGGTCTTCTTGAGAAGGCTCCTGACATTAAAGAGCGTCTCAATCTAGTCAACGAGGATTGGGAAAAGAGCACGCGTGGGGACCTCATCGTTTATCGGGATCACGACCCTGGTGAGACTTACTACATTGGCGCGGACGTATCTTTCGGGATGCGCGGTGGAGACTGGTCTGTCGCACAGGTGCTTGACTCTAAGAAGAGACAGGTCGCTATGTATCGGTCGCAAGTCCACCCGGACTACTTTGCCAACGTGCTAGCCAGTCTTGGCTACATGTACAACACGGCGATGTTAGGCGTTGAGTCTAACAACCACGGAATATTAACCGTAACCCGATTAGGCAAAGACCTCGCATACCCTGCGCTCTACTTTGAAACACACGTAGACAAGCAAACCGAAGATGAGACCGTTGTCTTCGGCTTCCGCACTACGGTTAAAACCAAGCCTTTAATCATCGATAAGCTCCGCGCATCCTTCAGAGAGAAGGAGATTGAAATAAACGACAAGACAACTCTTCGCGAGTGTCTATCGTACGTGGTTAAGGATGACGGAAAGCTTGAAGCTGAATCAGGATGCCATGACGACACGGTGATGTCTCTGGCGATTTGTAACTTCATTCACGAAGGTCGCTTCACTCCTGTGGAGAGCACCGACGAATACTACCTCGATATGATCTAATGGCTAAGACAGACAAGTTCAAGCCCGTCACAGAAGATGAACTGAAGAGTTTGGTAAGCCAAGCGATCAATAGCGCAGCGCTTTACTATGATTCGGAGCTTTCTTCGGAACGGCAAAACGTTTTAGAGTACTACCAAGGAGTAAAACCGAAGCCTGCCCACAGCGGCAACTCGAAGTATGTCTCCATGGATGTCTTTGACGCCGTGGAATCCCTGAAGGCCGTCCTCCTGGAAACCTTCAGTGCCGGTAATCGTATCGTCTCGTTTGATCCGCAGACTGCAGATGACGTTGAGAACATGCGTATCGCTACAGAGTACGCGGACTACGTTGTCCACCGTCAGAACGACTCCTATGACATCTTCTCGCAACTGATCCACGATGGCCTTATCGCTCGCAGCGGTATCGTCAAGATTTGGTGGGAAGAGTGCATTGAGGAGCAGGTTGAGGAGTTCAGCAACCTCTCGATGGACGAAGTGCAGATGCTCGCGTCGATGGATGACGTGAAGGAAGTCCGCATCGAACAGGACGAAGATACAGGTCTGGTGGAAGGCGAACTGACCCGCATGGTTGACAAGGGGCAAGTACGGTACATCAACGTCCCCCCTGAAGAGTTCCTGATCACCTCGACCTCGGCAACGATTGACGCTGCTCCTTTGGTAGCCCATCGGACCCGCAAGACGAAGTCCGAACTGATCGAAGAGGGTTACGACGAGAAGCTGGTCAAGGGTCTCCCCACAGACTCAGGCAACGAACTGGAACTGAACGGTGAGAAGCAGGCTCGGTTCCTAGACATTGGTGCCTCGACAATCGGCAATGATGATTCCCTTCAAGAGCAAACCTCGGGAATCCTAGTGTACGAAGCGTACCTTCGGATCGACATGGATGGCTCAGGTGTCGCCAAGCTGTGGAAGGTCATCTTCGCCAACGAGACGATCCTCGACAAGGAACAAGTAGATCGCAAGCCGTTCCTGCACTACACCCCGATCCCGACTCCTCACGCATTCTACGGTAGCAACTACGCAGCCCGTGTGATCCCCACGCAGAACGCTCGTACGGTCCTCGTGCGCGGCATTCTCGACCACACTGTCACCACCAACAATCCCCGTATGGCGGTTGTGAAGGGTGCCCTGACGAACCCCAAGGAACTCCTCGAGAACCGTGTGGGTGGTCTGGTCAACATCACGCGTCCTGATGGCATCTTCCCGTTGCCGCAGCCTGGGCTCAATCCCTTCGTGTTCCAGACGATTCAGATGTTGGATGACGATAAGGAAGAAGTCACAGGGGTCTCCAAGCTGTCCCAAGGTCTCAACAAGGACGCCATCAGCAAGCAGAACTCTGCAGGCATGGTGGAGAACCTCGTCACTCTCTCGCAGCAACGCGAGAAGATCATGGCTCGTAACTTCGCTAACCAGTTTATTCGTCCCCTCTATCTTGAGGTGTACAGACTGGTTCTCGCTAATGAGAAGAAGGAGAAGGTTGTCCGTGTTGCTGGTGACTTCGTTCGCATCGATCCGCAGGAATGGGACGAAGAGGTTACCTGTACCGTCGAACTGCACCTTGGATACGCTGATCAAGGCCGTGAGGCACAGAAGGTCCTTGCTGCACTGGGCATGCTTGGTCAAGACCCGGCTATCGCTCGCATGATGACGGACGACAACAAGTATTACGCAGCCACTCAGTTCCTCCAGAAGTCCGGCTTCAAGGACGCAGGGCTCCTCATTACTGATCCGAAGAAGATTCCTGCTCCGCAGCCTGATCCGATCAAGATGAAGATGCTCGAGATCGAGGAGCGCAAGGTCGCCGTACAAGAGGCTGTCGCTGCCAACTCCAAAGAGAAGGTCGAAGGCCACATCCAGATCGAACAAGTCAAGACATCTCTCGACAAGCTGTCGCTTCAACTCGAGAACATGCGCAAGACTCGTGAACTGGATATTAAGGAATTCGATTCCACGTCTAAGGCTGCAATCGCTGTGCAAGAGATGGAACAAGCAAAGGAAATGGTAGCTGCTGATCCTGCCTCGGGCCGAGCCATCGTATCCCCTAACTAAACCCCCATGAGCGAAGAACTCACGCTCAAACGCGGACTGGCTGCTGAGGAGCTTCTGGCAACGGAAGCCTTCACAGTCGCCGTGAACGAGCTATTCAACCAATACACGACGGAGATCACCGGCAGTGCCCTAGGAGACACAGTGAAACGCGAGCAGCGCTTCTACCAAATCCGAGCACTCCAGGACATCGCCGCAGAACTCCAAAGCTGGATCAACGCAAAGACCCAGCTTCTTACACCAACTGAAGAGTAAACAAACACATGACCACGACCACCCAAGAGGGCGTCGATAGCGCCATCCTCCATACCGAAGATGACGCAGCAAACGAATTTCTCAACCGATGGAGTGATGAGGACCCTGAGAAGGTATCCGAGGCACCTGAGGAAGAAGAGGTAGAAACCGATGACGAGTCGGAATCCACCGAAGACGAAGCCGACGATGAAGAAGAGTCGAGCGACGAGGACGATACGGACCCTGAAGAAACGGGCGACGACGAAGCCGAAGATGAAACCGATGACGAAGAAGAGTCAACCGAAGAGGAGCCTAAGGGTTCCCTGAAGGATGACGCGAAGGTCAAGGTTAAGGTCGGTGACGAGGAGCACGAGGTATCCGTTAAAGACTTGAAGCGCCTCTTTGGACAAGAGGCTTCACTCACGAAGAAATCACAGAAGGTCGCAGACGATCAGAAACGTCTCGACGCTGCCAACGAGAAAGCGGCTGCACAACTGGAACGCATCTATGACAAGGTGAAGACCCGTTGGGAACCGTACTCGAAGGTTGACATGCTGTTGGCAAGCAAGGAACTGAGCACCGAAGAGTTCACCGCTCTCCGTGCTGAAGCCGCAGCAGCCTATGAGGACTTCCAATTCGTCACCCAGGAAGTTGACACGTTCGTGAAGGAAGCGAACGCCACGCGTAAGGCACAGATTGATGCCCAGGCGAAGGAAGCAGTCAAGGTCCTGAAAGAAGCTATCCCCGGGTGGAACCAGACTGTCTATAACGAACTGCGTACGTACGCAATCGAAAAGGGCATGCCTGCAGAAGCGATCAACTCCCTTGTTGACCCGAATGCGATCCAGATGATCCATAAGGCGATGCAGTTCGACAAGGCGAAGAAGGTTGTGACCACCAAGAAGAAGGTCGTTACCGCCTCGAAGGTTCTCAAGACCACCAAGCAGGTCACAAGCCGCGACGTGAAGGTTGAAAAGAATCAGAAGGCAATGACGAAGTTGAAGTCCTCGGGCTCCACCGATGACGCAGCAGACCTCTTCCTGTCCCGTTGGGCAGATAGCGAGTAATCCGCAGTATCCCTAGGGCCACCTACCGCCACCCTTGGCACCCTCAGGCCCTAATCTCACATTCACTCCATCAAGGAAAGCAATACCATGAGCGCAACCGCATTCAAGACGTACGACCAAGTTGGCAAGAAGGAAGATGTCAGCGATGTCATCAGCAACCTGACGCCTACGTTGACCCCGTTTCAGACGCTGATCAAGGGCGACAAAGTCAGCAACACGCTGTACCAATGGCAAGAAGACAGCCTCGCTGCAGTCGCAACGAACGCTGTGGTTGAAGGTGCAGACGCAGTAGATAGCACGTTGAGCCCGACCGTGATGCGTGCCAACACGACCCAAATCTTCCAGAAGACTGTGAAGGTTTCGAACACGGCTGACGCAATCAGCACGTACGGTCGCGCCAAAGAAACGGCATACCAGATGTCGAAGAAGTCGGCTGAACTGAAGCGCGAAGTCGAATACCACCTCGTCGGTATCGCACAGAACGCGGCCCTCGGTGGCGAAGCTGTTGCCCGTAAGTTCGGTAACGTGTGGGGCGCTGACACCAACTCGGTGAAGCTGATCAACGCGAACGTGACCATCGACAAGACGGCCACCCCGGCTGCTCTGGCTGAAGCTGACGTTCTGTCGGTAAACCAGAAGCTGTATGAGAATGGCGGTGAAGCTACGATCATCATGATCAAGCCCGCTGACTCGCTCATCGTGGCTGGCTTCTCGGCTGCTGCTGGCCGTATGCGTGACTTCGGTGCTGAGAAGGCCATCGTCAACGTGGTCGATCTCTACGTCTCGCCGTTCGGTGAGCAGAAGGTCGTGATCAACCGCTTCATGAAGGCTGACTCGGCCCTCGTGTTCGACCCGAAGAATTGGAAGCTGGCTACGCTGCGTCCGTTCACCTCGACGGTCCTGGCCGTTACGGGTGACTCGAGCCGCCGTCAGATCGTTGGTGAGTTCGGCTTCAAGCACGCCAACTACGGCGCATCGGGCGCAATCATCGGCCTGACGGGCGCTAACCCCACCTTGCCGTAAGCATCAACCGCTGGTGAACTTGGGGAGGAATCCCCGCTTAGTGCCAGCACCCCCTCTTGGGGCCCTTCGGGGCTCCTCCTCATTCCTTTTCGCCCTGCTGGTGACACTCTCCGCCAGTGGGGCTTTTTTACGTCCATGCAAAACATTCTCGATACCCACAACACGCTTACGTCCAACACTGATGGGCACATCATCGAGCGTGTTCAGCATATCCCCACGTCCTTCGTTGATCGCCTCAAGGCGGAACGAGGGGCCTCCATGGAAGGCCGTGAAGGCGAATACATGCGAGTCGCATCAATCCCCGTAGTCCTCATTGAAAAATGGATGAAAGAAGGCTTCGACTTTTATAACGAGTCGGCCAAACGCATCGTTGCCAAGCTCAAAGCTGAAGGCATGGACTACTTCGTCACGACCTCCAAGGCTCTCTAATGAATCGCGCACAAGTCCGCACGAAGGTCCTCAAGCTGCTCAATCGAAACGACTGTACGGATGATATTGCGAACGACTTCATCGATCTCGCCCAGTCCCGTATTGAACGCGTCCTCCGCATTCCGGGGATGGAAAAGATCGGAACAGTAACAGGCAACGCTCCTGACGTACCCACGGAATCCATAGTCATCCCCACGGACTTCCTGAGTCTCAAATCGCTGTACACCCTCAAGGGTCCCTTGGTCTACAAGGACCTCAACACGTTCCTTCCGATTCCCCAGACAGGGAGTTCCACGGTCTATACGCGTGTCGGCAGTTCGTACCTATTGAAGCCCACGTTGGCTGAAGGTGAGCTTGTCTACATGTGGTACTACGCCACGCAGCCTGCTCTCCTCGCTGACACCGACTCAAACGTCTTCAGCCTCATCTGTTCAGACCTCCTTATCTACGGTGCCCTTTGCTTCGCTGCGGATTACTTCGTGGATGACCGCATTGATTTCTTCGAGAAGCGCTACGCATCCCTGAAGGATGAGATCGAGGAGCAGGGCCGGATGACGGACATGGATCAAGGAACGATGGCTATTGAACCTGCATACGACACGGAGTATTAATTGACCACGTCTTTCTTCAACGGGACTGTAGTTCCCCCGGAGATCAACAGCACGGATGAACTGATTGACGAGCTTACCGCTCAGGTTGCCACAGTTACCGCTTCGGCTTCCGAGGCTACTGCTGCTGCCATTCAATCCACTGCTGCGGCATCCAACGCTGCGATCTCCGAAGCAAACGTCGCTATCCTCGCACAGCAGGCTAACGATACGCTGGCTCAGGCCAACACCGCAATCAGTGTCGCGAACACTGCAGCTTCTACCGCAACCGCTGCGGCTTCTACAGCTACAACCAAGGCAGCAGAAGCATCCTCGGCGGCAACATCTGCGAACACTTCGGCATCCAATGCAAGTGCTAGTGAATCCGCAGTGGCAGCTTCGGCAACCACGGCAACCACGCAAGCGGGCATTGCCACGACCCAGGCTGGCATTGCGACTACCCAAGCTGCAGCCGCGCTAGCTTCAAAGAATGCCGCAGGGACCTCAGAGGCCAATGCGGGTACCTCGGCATCCACGGCTACCACTCAGGCTGGCATTGCGACGACCCAAGCAGGAACCGCAACGACCCAAGCTGGCATTGCAACGACTCAGGCAGGCACCGCCACCACGCAGGCTGGTAATGCGTCCACTAGTGCTGCTGCTGCCCTCGCAAGCCAGAACGCTGCGGCTGCTTCGGCACTCCTGACCACGAACCAGACTGCTTACCTTGCTGGTCGTAATCGAACGATCAATGGATGTTGCCGTATTCAACAGAAGGCGTCAATCGTTATCAACTCAGGGACACCTTCAGGCTACGGTGGAGTCGATCGGTTCTGGGCAATGATCTTCGGGTCCCCTGGTGGACAGTTCACGCAGTCCGCAGGGACTATGACCTATGGCGGTATCTCGCGTCCTGCAGTGGTTCAGACGGTCAACACGGTTCTGACGACTGCGGGCACCACCAACGGGTGGCTTGGGATTACCCAGGTCTACGAAGGTGCGAACGTCTATGACCTCCTCGGTGGTCCTGCAACCATCTCGTTCCTGTTCAATTCGAACGTTACGGGTCAGTTCTCGGTTGCCCTTCGTGATGGCGCGAATAACAACTCATTCGTCTCGACATTCAACGCTGTCGCCAATACACCGAAGGCCGTAGTCATCCCAGTGTCTTCGCTGGGTACGGGTCTCTCTGTTGCGAACAACTCCAGCGCTGGACTCTACCTCTCGATTGGCGCTCTCAACACAGCCACGTACCAAGCAGCCACGCTCAATGCATGGCAAGCATCGAACAGGATCACGGCATCGGGGAATACCAACTGGGCATCCACGATCAACAACTTCATTGCGGTTTCTGAACTGCAGTTGGAGGCAGGATCGGTTGCTACTCCTTTCCTTCGCCGCCCTGTCGGCCAGGAGTTGGACCTCTGCAAGCGCTACTGGCGAAAGATCAGCTTCGGTGCGGGCTTCTCGCTCTCGGGCTTTGCTGCAAGTGCAACGACAGCCTACATGATGAGCACCTTTGAAACACCTATGCGTGCGACGCCAGCTTGCTCGTTGAGTGCGGGCATCACCTATGCAGGGGCAGGTACTTGGAACACAGGCGGTTTGATTGCTGCCAACAGCCCCACAGCATGGAGCCTGAACCTCGCAGGCACAGGCGGTACCACAGGAGGCGCGGCCTACTTCACAAACGCAGGCGCTGTCGATTTCATGTTCAACGCTGAACTTTAAACCTCAAGGACACTCATGTACGAACTTCAAGAAGGCTTCTTCGGCCCCATCCTCCTCCGCACCTCGGACAACGCTTCGATCCCCCCGGACTTCCGCAACACCGACTTCCAAACCTTCCTTCGCTGGCTCCAGGAAGGCAACGAACTCCCTGGCCTCCCGGCTGTGATGTAATCGATGTCTCCTCTCAACTCACTCGAGCATCGGGTCACCGCGCTTGAATTTCGTCAGGACGCTACTGAGACTGATGTGAAGGATATCAAAGTAGAACAGAAGAACACAGCCAGTGTTGTATCTGCAATCGAAAAGAACCTTCTTCAGATCAAGTACGCCGTCTATGGTGGAGCCTTAGTAATGGCTGCACAGACCTTCGGGATCGGTGAGATCGTCAAGAAGCTCGCGGGACTCTAATGACACCAGAAGTTTTCGCAAAGGCGACTGGTGTTCCACTCTCAAGAGCACAGAAATGGGCTGATCCGGTTAGTGCCGCATTGGCTCTCTATGGCATCTCAGCACCCCTTGAGGTGGCTCACTGGTTAGCACAGGTAGGCCACGAATCAGGTGGCTTCGTCTACACCAAGGAACTCTGGGGCCCTACGCCCACCCAGGCACGCTATGAGGGGCGCAAGGACCTCGGGAACACCGTAGCTGGCGATGGGAAGCGCTACATGGGCCGTGGGCTCCTCCAGACGACCGGAAGGGCCAACTACGTCAGGGCTGCGGGCAAGCTCGGCATTGACTGTGTGAACCACCCCGAACTGTTGGAAGAACCCGGCAACGCTGCTCTCAGTGCGTGTCAGTTCTGGCAAGACAACCGCTGCGGGGCCCTAGCACTGGCCGACGATGTCCTCGGTCTCACCAAGCGTATCAATGGCGGAACCAACGGTCTCGAGGATCGTCAAGCTCGCCTCAAGGTATCCAAGGCCACACTTCTTTCATAATAGGAATCAAATAATGGAATTTCTGAACCGTTTCAAAGAGCCCTCGACCTGGGCCGGTATCGCTGTCCTCGCACAAATCCTGGCCCCCCAACTGGGTCTCCATGGTGACGTGAGTGGTGCAGTGACCCAAATCGGTGCTGCTGCGGCTGCTGTTGCTGCGGTGATCCGTGCTGAACAGTCGGCCTCGTAAGGGACCCCATGGCTAAGATATTGACGGCTGCTGGTGCCAACATCGAGAAGGTCATCCCGGTCACAGGTGAGTCTGCTGCATTCAACCTCACCAGCGGTGCCAAGCTGATCAAGGTGGGCCCGGGCCGTGTTGGGACCCTCACCACGATCGTAGCGGGTACCACGGTGGGCACAGTGAACGATGCTGCCACCACGGGTGCTGCTGCCATTGGGAACCAGATTGCTGCCGTACCGAATACCTTGGGTGCCTCGGTGCCCCTGAACTTCCCCTTCGCCAATGGACTGGTCATCGTCCCCGGTACGGGCCAAGTTCTGGCTGTTAGTTATCTGTAAGACGAAACAAAAAGACCCCTCAAGGTTCCCGTTATGGGTTCCCTGAGGGGTCTTTTTTAATGCAACGGTTCGTACAGTTTTTCACGCCATCTCATCACACCACAGAGCACGCACTCGTACAGAGGGGAACCTTGGTATTCAGAGATTCGTACGGAGAATCGACAGGTGTGCATGGTGGTCCTCTAGTTATCCACAGGGTGAGACTCTACGGGACTTCTATCGTTAAGGTTTAATCTATATCGTTAGGGTGTCTTGGGTGACACCTATACCCCCCGAATAGGTTCCATGCCTGACACCTATTAAACAGGGACAAGTCGCACGGGTGACACGTATCGCAGGTGACACCTATAGTTTCAGGTTCTTCAAGAGCATTGCTTTCATCTCCGGCGTCAGCTTGTCCATGTTCTCCAGGAGGGACTGCATGTTCCATTGGGAGGAGTGGTCTCTGAAGTAGTTCACGGTCAGATTCTCGATCTTGATGATCTTGGCACCGTCGAAGTCTCCGGACATAACCACGTTCCTGATGTCAGCCACGGCCCCTTTCACACCATCTGGCACATAGTCCCACGTTGCGTCTGCAACAGGCCGTCCCTTCTCGTCGGTGATCCCTACCTTCTCACGGAGGGTGTAGACGTTCTTCCTCCCTTCCTTGGTTCGGGTGATATAGCCCGCGTCCTCGAGGGTATCTAGCTCGCGTAGCACCTGGGACTTAGACAGGCGTGCCTTCTCTACGATTGCATCAATGGACGGAAATGCTCTGCCGGTCTTGAAGTTCGTGTGCCCCTTGATGATGCAGTAGATCAGGAAGGCGTTGCCCCCCAGCTTCCCTGCGTCCCCGCTGTTGACCATTGAACTGAAGATATGGAACCAAGTGGTCTCAGCCTGGAACAGATCGATCTGTCGAATGTCGTCTCCCATCAGTAGCCCTCCTGCTCGGCCTGGGCTATCGCAGCGTCCAGAGCAGCCTCCAGAGCCGCTGGAACGAACTCTCTGAAGTTCCTGATCCTCCGGGACGCCTTGAGGTGCTGTAGCTTCATCTGGACCCTCTCAGGGACCTCGTAGTTCACCTTGATCCAGGTGTCATGGCCGTCCCAAGGTTTCTTTCTTTCTTGGTTATTTTCTTGTTTTGTTTCTTGGTTTCTTGATTCCAAACTTGCAGGATTTGCTTCCCCCTTGGCAGCGACACCCTTGGGGAGCGCGAGCATATCCAGGGAACCCTTAGGCATGAGCTTTCTCCTGACGAATAGGCTTCTCGAATTGACCGACTAGGAAGATCGCCACGTCATCAATAATGATCGCCCCAGTCCCTCTGTTGATTTCCTGGAAGGTCCGGCCATCGATCATGCTCTCCCAGTACCCATTGAGCTTGGGAACGGCGTGGGGAATCACAGGGCCCATTGCAGCGAGCCTTCTGGTGGCCGTGAGAGACACAGCTTTCCCGTTGGTCTCATTGAGTAGGAAGAAGAACTTCTTGTGCTCCTCCTCACACAGGGCGACGGTGGTGGCTGCTGCTCGGATGTCGTGCGGAGAGTGCTTGGCTGGAATCACGACCAGATCGGCCAGCTTGATCGCCATCCGATTGATCTCATGGTCCATCGGGGGAGTATCGATGATGCACCAGAGGTACCCCAGGGCCTTCATCTCTTCATGCTTCTTCGTGAGATGTTCTGCAGCCACTACGGGTGCGAAGGCGGGCGTCAGTTCCTTACGGTCGTTCCACCAAGCGGAAAAAGACCCCTGAGGGTCCAAATCCATGGTCACCACTGGTCCTTTCCCCATGGCCTCCAAAGCTACCGCGAAGTGTGCCGAGTGGGTGGTCTTGCCGCTCCCGCCTTTGAGACAGGAGAAGACTATTGTTCTCATGGTTCCTCCAAGATTTCTTGGTTGTTTGTTTGGTTTCTTGGAAAGAATAAAGTAATCAAGAAAGAAAACAAGAGAGAAACCAAGAGAGAAACCAAGATTTCTTGGTAAATCTTTACCGGTGCTGCGCGATGCCCTCGGAACTCCCTACAACACCCTCGCCGCGCAAGTAGGCAGAAACCCGTTCGCACCAAGTTAGAAGCTGACTGTTGTCCATATCAGCGACCACCTCTCTGTCCATATGGTCGCGCAGGGTGATCGAGCAGCCTGAGAACTCTTCAGGGGCCCCAGAGAACTTGATGAAACCGTCCCCGTCGCGGTCCTGTAGTTCAATATTCCATGTCCGGGTAAGTTGCTTTTCCATGTTTTGTCCTTACCTGCTAATCCCTATTATCAGCGTTGCACTTAATGCTGGTTTTCGAGGAAAGCCCCACTCACTTGGCGTCCAGTTCCTCTAGGTACACATCGGCCAGCATGTTGCCCGCCTTCTCGAAGAACTTCTGGATTGACTTGATGCCACCTTTGTTCTCCATGAGCCACTGTATCTTCAGGTAAAGCTCTGGCTCTACCTTCAGGTTGTAGCTCATTCGGTTTTGACTCGCCACGGTCTCTGGGTTCTGCCACGGGTACTTAGCGGCCTTGATGGCTTCCAACCGCTTTTCCTCTTGAAGCCGCTCGATCATTGCAAGAGCTTCGGCAAGCTTCTGTTCCGTGTTCGACATCTCAAACCCCCTCTTATATGTGTTGTGTATGGAGCTACTGTACAGAATTGTTTAATAAACTGCAACCCCTTCGGCATAACTTTGTTCCCCACCAGCCACAAAGGCGTTGAAGTCTTCCAGAGCATCTTCGAGGGATAAGTAAATGAAGTTGACGGTGCTGTCCTGCGTCAGGAGAAACTTCCCCTGGTTTGCGCGAAGGTGGAGGGTGGTGCCGTTGGAGAGGGTGGCGACGAGGTTCATTTTATTTGGTCAATTCCAGTTACAGGTTGTTACTTCCTTACACAACGAGAGTGATTGTAAGACCTTTGTTCACTGTTGTGTGTAGTAAAAGATGCCAATGTATCGTTTATTTAACAGCGGCAAGAAGTTCTTCATCAGACAAATGGGCATACCGCATGGTCGTCTGGATATTCCGGTGTCCCAACAGCTTCTGAACGATGGCGATGTTGCCAGTTTTGGCGAGCGTCCGTGTCGCTGCAGTGTGCCGAAGAGTGTGCAGAACGAAGTCATCGTCGGCCTCCAGACCCATCTCTTTCTTCAGCTTCGCCCACACGATACGGAGTTGACCAATCGTCAGATCAAAGGGTTTATCCCCCAGGGCCCCCTTGGCTCTCTCCGACAGGGGAACCGAGCGGGCCTGCTTCGTCTTCGTGACCCAGAGGCGCACCCAGTCACCCTGGATGTCCTTGGCTTCCAGCTTCAGCAACTCCCCACGGCGCATACCCGTGTCCATCAGTACAGTCAGGAAGCGCTTCACTTCGGTCTCACCCCACTGGTCCAGCAGGGCAAACATCTGGTCCTCTTCCTTCTCGGAAACCCAGCGCACCCTTTGGTTCTCCTCGCGCTTCCACGAGAACTTCGGCATCTTCACCATCCACTCCCGATCCACTGCGTACTTCAGCATCGAGTGAACGTTCGTCAGCTTTCTGTTGATCGTCGCGTCAGAGAGACCCTTGGCCTGCATATCGTCCACGAAGTCATCCAAAGTGGTCGTGCGGATCGCGGTCAACTCTACGTCACCCACCGCGTTGATGAAGTGCTCAACGTTCGTGATTGCGGTCGTGCAGTAAGCCTTACCGGCCCACAGGGGACGCTTGGATACCTCGAGGAGTTCCTTGAGCGTCTTCGGTGTCTTCCGTGCTTTCATTTGGGGTCTCCTCGGTGTTCCGTGTTGGTGTAGGTAGGACTATAACGCAGTGTGTAGTGCTGTGCAAGCTTATGTATGAAAAAAACCCCCACCTTGGAGGGTAGGGGTAATACTTACTTCTGATCCGTTGCGGGAATGGGGGCGGCGTTATCCTCCCAGCCTTTGTAGAACGATTCCTCGCGGGCGTAGGCGCTGCACGATGGGTTGTGACATAGGCGCAGCAGTTCGACATCGGTTCCGTTGCAATGAGCGCAAACCGGCTGCGCCTCCTGCCCGCTCACAGTGCGGCGTGCTATTTTCTCCAGTTCGGCTAGTGCCTCCCCATAATTTTCGATTGGCACGAATTGCCAAAGGATTTGCCGCATTTCTTTGAATTCTTCTGGCGTCACGATTTCTTCTCCTTAGCGGCACCGTCGCTATGACCCGCCCTATAAAATAGCCAACCGGTAGCAAGCGTCCACGCAGACAAGAACGCCAGAGCGCCGATAAAAGTTTCTATACTCATTTCTTCTCCTTAGCGGCTAGGATTGCGCGGGCTTGCCATGCAGAGAATTGAGCATCCAACGCACTCATGTGCAGTCTGCAAATGTCTTCCCTTAACCATGCGTTAAACAGCGCCCATTCATCCGTCAGCGCCGCATCCTTTTCGGCGTCCGCACGCTCAGTTCGTCCAATTGCACGTCCTTCATTAAATCCTTTTTTGTAATACTCTTGCTGAATGTCCTGCGCACGCTCAGGCGTAGGGGCGGACTCCTTCATCTGCGCGAGTATTGGCCTGAGAAACGATAAGAGAGCCTCTCTTGCTGGAGCAATAACTTCTTCGTCATCTTCCTGCAGTGCGCCCTCATATTCCGTGAGGATTCGCATTAGTTCGTCCGGCCATTGTTCTCGTGTCATATCTCGCTCCTTGCGATCAGCACAGAGCCGATCCTTGTTCCTTTCGGTAGTTCCGCTCACACTCTTGGTAGAGAGCTTCCGCCTTCACGGTATCACCGTCTTCAAGGGCCTGCCAGAGGTTCGTGCCCGGGGCCACCAAGGTATCCTTGTAGGCTTTGTAGCGACGCTTCATCTGGCGATGTCCACCGAAGATACGGTCGTAGCCCTCATCGAACTGCTCAGAGGGGCCACGGGTACGAATGGCGTCCCCTGTGATGTTATTGGTGGTCATCGTTCAGAACCAGAGGTAGATTCCGTGGAGGACACCGAGGGGTGCCGCGAGGATGCCCACGACTGACACGACCACTTCGACCGACAGCGCAGCGCTGAAGTGGTTGAAGGCATAGACAACGTTCGTGATCCAGCCTGCGACGTTGACGATTGCCAGAAGGATGATGAAGAGAGCTACGATAGGCATTTAGAAAGTCCTTGTGTTATTTGGATGCGAGATAAGAGGCGAGGCGGACACCAGCGGGGTGCTTCGAATAGCCGTCCGGCTTATCCCGAGGGAGCGTCCCTTGCATCACGTCGAGGATTGCGTGGACACCTTCGAGTTCCTTGTTGGCTTCGTCACGGGAACTCTCGGCCCACTTCTTGAAGTTCTCTGCTGTTTCCAGTTTCTTCGTGAGGGCCGCGACTTGGTCTTCGGCTTCCTTCACTTTCATTGCTGCTGCGGTTGCTGCTGAGATGCGGGCCATCAGAAAGTCCGTGTATTAAGTTGAGTTACCCAGTACCCATCGGCGTTCTTTGCCATGCCCTTGGTCATCATTTCGGTGACCTTCAGGCATCTACGGGGATCATGGGGATTACCGAATTCGCCTGTTCGATGTTTCTCGAAGGCTGCGGTGGAGTTGAAGTATTCGTTACAGGTGGGACACTGGTTGTGGTCGCCTCGGAGGATCATTTGTGTTCCACCTTCACGTACTCGATGCTGCTGATGGGGAACATCTGACGAGCCGTACCATCGACTGCGCTGACCCACAGCACCGTGTCTCCGAAGACCCAGGTGTGGTCCATATCGGTGAAGCGGAACGAGCTATTGTTGGTGGTACGGATGCTGAGGCTGGTGGTGTTCAATGCCATACGTCCATCTCCTGAAGTTCTTGATAGATGGTCACGGCGTAGTCATAGCCATCCCAGTTGTCCACACCAGCAGCGCGAAGGGCCTCAAGGAACAGTGCGTTCTCTTTGAACTCCTCGAGGGTCTCTACTTCGACCAGTACGTGGGTCTTATTCATTTCGTTCCTTGACGTATTGTTGGATGTAGGCAGGGATGCAGCCAGGGTCCCCCATGGCCTGCAGCCAGTAACCTTCGAGAACCGTGTCGATCTCAGGGACCGGCAGGGCATCCCGGCAGTCCGCTAGGAACCTCAGGTAGTCGTTCCGATCCCTCTCGATCTTCGCGAGGTCTTCCTCAAGTTGGTTACATTCACTAGCGTTCATTTCGTTGTTACCTCGTCAAGCCATTGGATGTAGGCGACCCAGAAGTCCGCCCATGCGTCGATAGTACGGATCAGGTCGCCAGCCATTAGCGGTTGTCTCCAGAACCCTGAAGAGTCCCTCGGTCCTTGCGCCCAGACAGCTTCTCGATGTTCCCTTCAGCGACCGAGGCGAGACTCAGGCAGTTATCTTCGGCAACCGCAGCCACGAACCAGAGGATGTCCCCAAGCTCTTTCTTGATGTGGGACACAGCGTACGGCACCCCATCTCGGCGACACTTTGCGAAATACCCAAGCAACTCCCCGACTTCTCCAGCGAGACCTTCCCGCGCATACGAGGGGTCAGCCGTGGGAAGGCGGAAGCTCAGGGCTTCACGTTGGTACTCGTTCAGGTCGCTCATTCCGGGAGCCCGTCCACGAAAGTGATCATGTCCTTGATGGCATCCTGCAGGTTCTCTTCACCGATCAGACCAGCGTCCTCAGCAGCTTGGAGTTCCACAGCGAAGGCGTCGATCATCGCTTGTTCGTTGGCAGTAAGATCACCACCTTGCGCTGCCATTTGTTCCATGAAGGATGTAAGGATCACAGCCTTCAGTTTGATTTTCGTTGCGTTCATTCCTCTTCTCTCTTTACAAAGTGTTTGTCTTTGGGGTTACAGCATTGGGTCCCGAGGGGAATCACCCGGGAACACCACCAGCATCGATAGGTTCTAGCCCTTGAATCGGTCATCGAGGTCAGGACGGTTCTTGATCATCCAGCTTGCGAACATGAGGCAGCACGAAGCGTGGTACAGGTGACTCTTGCCCGACTCAGGGTCCAGGTCCTCACCGTCATTGAAGGCTGCTTGGTGACGTGCTGCAGCATCCATCAGGCGTGACACAGAGAGGCCCTTGCGCCAGTTGTGGGCTGCATACTTCTTCTCACCGAACCCAAGGACCTCAGCGACCCCGAGGAGCCACGAAGAGTCCAAGAGGGACATGCGGGCTTTGCCAGAGTCGTGCTTGGTTCCTTCAGAAAGACTCGCGCACAACTGCGGGTTCTGGTTTAGCGACGTAGGCTGCGGGGAGAACGTGATGTCCTTAAGACTCTTCGCGTCTCCCTCAGGGTTGATGAAGCCGGGATACATTGGGAACGGGGGACGCAGGGCGGGTAGCGGGTGACCCATTGCAGGGCCTGAATACGGACGTTCTACGGGTTCCATAGTTTCACTTGGTTATTCTCGAAGTCCCAGTCACTCTCATGGAGGATTCGGGCACATCGAGCTTGGGTTAGTGCGTCCTCTTCAGTGAGGCCCGCTTTGATGTAGGCTTGCTTGACCGTCTCCCACACGTACCCCTTGGAATCCAAGAGTTTCTTCGCGGACACTGGGCCAACCCCAGGACACCCAGGGAACCCATCGGTCACATCACCAGTCAGAGCTTGGGTCAAGAACCACGCCCAGGCGTCCTTCTCGGATACCTGAAGCTTCTTGCCGTTGAGTTTCTGGTCGAGATGCCAAAGGGTCCCTGGGATCGTCTTGAGGTCTTTGTCCATCGTCACGATCATCGTCTTGCCCTTGAACTTCGTGGCAAGGATGCCCATGCAGTCGTCAGCTTCCAGCGTAGGCTTCTCGAAGAACGGATAGAGGGTCTTGGACCATTCCTTCAGGGCCCCGTAGCCAACCGGCTTGCGTGACTTACGGTTACCCTTGTATGCCGGGTAGACCTCGTTGCGGAAGTTGTCTCGAGCGGTGTAGCAGAGCTTCAACTCGCTGCACTTGGTGTCCTCGATGAACTTGTCGATGTAGCCTACGAAGAGTTCCTTGGCTTTCGCTACGTCCGTATAGATCGACCAGACGTCATCGCCCCAGTCAACCTCGGTTTCGCAAGCGGATGCCGCACGGTAGCAAGGGATGTCTGCGTCAATCAGGAGGAGCATTAGACAGCCTCGATCTTCAGGACAGCTTTATACTTCCCATGGGTGATGATCTCTACGATCTCTGCTTCGTTCTCGCCACGCGAGTGTTCCTTGAAGCCTGCGAGGGCGTCTTCGAACGACTGGTATCTGTCGGCGCTGTATGAGCCTTCTTCGTTGCGGAAGCGGAATTCCGAGGTCTTCTCAAGCTTCAGGCGCTTGTCGTAGACACCACACTCATCGCCGCTATCGAGGGACACGGAAACCAGCCAATCGTCCTCTGTGTCTCGTTCAGAAGCCACGTAAGAGATGGTCCCTTGGGTACCCACAGGGTGGTCGTGGTACATCTCGACAAACTCAACACGATCACCAACTTGAAACTTACTCATTTGCAAACTCCTGTTCATCCGCACCGAGGCGGTCATTGATTGCACGGATGCCTTCCTCCATCGCGTAGATGAGGGAATAGCCTTCGTTCTCGTGCTCTTGGTTGTACGGGTCAAGACACTCAGCGGTGATCTTGAAGATTGTCGGAAGATGTGACTCGAAGTTGAACTCAACTCCGTCTACGGTTACTGCGATGTGCAAGAGGTTTCCCAGTAGAAACGGGACGACCTCGACTTTCGGTTGGGTCATGGATTTGATCCAAGCCTCTCTGTGTGATCAGCCAAACGCCCCCGAAGGTGTCGTCGTCTAACCGTGTTGTAATGAGCCCCAAGGAAGCCAGCATGGCAACCTCGGAGGCCCTCTCGCGAGCTAAGTTGCTCTTGACGCTGAACGGGGAAGTCCAGGCACGTTGAAGGATTTCAGTGACAGTCACGCCATGAATCTCCTACCTTATATTCAGCATCGATAGGACACTTGAAGTCAAAGAACTCTCCCGCCTTCCGAGCACACTCAACGGCCATCTTTCCGAAGCCTTCAGCGATCTCTGGTTTAGCGGCCATCTGAACTTCATCGTGCACATATGCCATCAGATACCAGTCGCGCCCATAGACGTAACCTCGCCGTTCCGCCTCTTCGAAGACCTCAACTACCCAACGCTTCGAGATAAGGGCACCAGCGCCCTGTAGGAGGGTATTAAGAGCAGCGTGCTTCGAACGGATGGGGACCTTACGACCGTCAAGACCAATCAGGTGTCCCCGGTCCGCTGCCTTTTCAACAGCGCTCTTGAGTTTTCCCAAAGCAGGGAGACCTTCGAGGAACCTCTCCTTGAGCTTCTTACCCTGAACGCGGCCCTTGCCAACGATGGAGCCAATCTTCTCGTCTCCGGCGCCATACAAAAACGCGTAAATGAACGTCTTCGCGTCATTGCGAGTAGGGAGGCCCGCAGCTTCTTGGTTCTTCGTATGAACATCGCCATTTAGGACAACATCTCCGTACTCCCCTCCATCCCAACGTGCCATGTAGTGGGCAAGGCAGCGTAGTTCAAGGCCTGACAAATCGGCCCCGACTTGCTTGAATCCCCTACCAGCATGAAACAAGGCTCTACACTCCGGTCCATACTCAGAGGACACGTTAGGCACTTGTCCGAGGTTAGGGGAACTATGGGTGCAACGACCTGTAACAGCGCCATTGGTATTGATTGAGCCGTGGATACGACCGTTCCGCTCAACTTTGAGCCATGCCTGATTTCCTTCTCCAAGCTGCCCACAACGTTTCTCCAAAAGGAAGTACTCAGACAGGAGCTTCGCCTCAGGGTAGTCAAGCTTAGACAGGATCGTTTCATCGATCTGAGGCTTACCACCATCTGTGAATACCTTGGGCACCCATCCGTACTTTGTAGTAAGCCGCTGTGCGATCTGATCGCGGCTTCCTGGGTTAAATTCAATGACCTTGTCTTTCAGGCGCTTACCTGTCTTCTCGGAGACACGCTCGATTACCAAGGGAGGGAACGTCTCCATCATCTCGACGCGGATAGCTTCACGCTTCGCCGCTAGGGTTGCGTAGAGCGCCCCTGCAGCCTGAACATCAAACGGGAAACCAGAGCGCTCCATCATCGAGCAGAACCAGCGGACCTGATGCTCTAGCTTGAGTGCTCTAGGGTCATAGGTAAGCGAATTGAAGTGGAGCATCACAGCACGAGTAACGATCACGTCTTGATCGCAGTAGTCACCCATGGCTTCCGTATAGGTCTGCCACTCGAGACCTGAGGGGTAGTTCTCCTTGCCCCATGCAGCGATCCACTTGTCCTTATCCTCGATAGCCTTTGCGGCCATCTTTGGCGTCAGGGTCTCCAGATACTCAAGCCATGGATACTCGCTGTGTTCGTCAATCCACTTCTGTTTAAAGTCACCTGAGTATTCGCCCTTCATCTGACCGAGGCGGTAGCCCCAGGCTTCGAGAGCATGGGACCCTACGCGCTTCGTCGGTAACACTCCAGCCTTGATGTAGGAGCCATCACGGACCAGCAAGTCAGGAAAGTAGAGGCGGGACTCAACGATGGTGTCGCGGACCTTGGTTCGATCCACGGTGAACCCTGGGTACAGCTTGGCGATAACCGCTAGGTCGTATGAAATAATATTGTGACCTATGAGCATCCCCTCATCTGCAGCTTGTTGAAGGTACGCAACACCTTCCTTGATGTTCTCCGGGGTGAACCGAAGAACCTTTTCATCCTCTACATCCATCACAGAGATGCAATGAATTTTGGTGACATCCTGCAGAAGACCATCGGTCTCCAAATCAAAGAGTACTTGTCGCATGTTGTTCCACGTAGTTAGCAGCAGCGCGGAGCCGTGCGGGGTTGTCTGAGAATTGGCCGAGACCTGTATTGCATGCTTGGCACAGGAGCGCCCGCACCTTTAGCGTGGTGTGGCAGTGGTCAACGAAGGCTGACTTACCTTCGTCGTTGATGTGGCCTACCTCTGAGGAGCAGATAGCGCAGCGACCGCCCTGGGTCTCGTACATGTTTTCGAAGTCGGATACAGTTAGGCCGTACCTCTTTAACGAAAACTTACGAGCAGCCTTGCGGTGAGCGTGTTTTGTGTCTGGACGGGTGTGATAACGGAGGAGGTTTGAAGCGTTGACGCAAGCCCTACACGAAGACCGATACGAACCTGTATCACTCCTGCGGCTAAACTCTTCAACAGCTTTAGTCTCTCCGCAGGTAGTGCAGATTTTCATTAGGTCCTAGTATGGGTCTGAGGTCAGCAGGTACTCCTGCAGTTGGTCTTCAATTGATGCGTACTCTTGGCACACCTTCAGGTACTCCTTGGCAAGCACTCGGACAGTCATAGCTGCAGGGCTGATTACATCCGTTGCTTCGAAGGTGGTTGCGAGTACGAGGGCTTCTTGCAGGCGTTCTTGATCAGCGAAGTTCATCTTTGGTTTCCCACATGTATTCATCGGTATCGAAGGCCGTATCGAAGACCTTCTCGCTTGCTTTGAGGCAGAGGGCGATCCCAGCGACTGCGATGATCACCATGCCCAGGAGGACCAGGGCGGTGACTAGCATCAGACTTGGACCTCACGTTCTTCGATGGTGTAGACGTTGTCCCGGAAAAGCGACACGGACGTGAACTCGTGCTGATATTCCTCGGCAACCCGGAAGTCACTGGTGATGAACGTACTGGCGGACGGGTATCCACTACCCATATCTCCAGGGGCCCCGAAGACCAACGCGGTGTCTGTGGGGTCTTCTTTATCGGTACGGCGGATTACATATACGGTTGTCATTTCTTCTCTCTCAAAATGTGTAGGCGTCCTCGTCCGGTTCAGGAGCGAAGTCCGTGTTCTTGTCGTACAGTCGGCCAGTAGCCTTGTCGTACCCAAGGGGGATGAGCTTGCCGGTGGCTTGCCCTGTGTAGCGGTCCTTCAGGCAGCGAAAGGTTGTCGTGGAGCGCTCCTCTTCATCCTCGGACTGCTGATTACGCTCGAGGCCAAACATGAAGAAGGACCAGAAGCCGATAGCTCGGGCTCCCTTGAAGTGCTTGATGGAGACGTGACCACCTTCTTCGTGCGACTTACCCTCAGGGGTCGCAAGGTGACTCACGAAATGGATCATGACCTTCAACTCATTGGCTAGACCAGCCATCTCTTTCATGATCTGCTCAAGGCTTCCACGCTCATCGCTTGTGTCAGCCATGGCCGTCAAGTGATCCACATAGAAAATGCGGATGTCTTCGGCGTGAGCCATGTATCGAATCTTGGCTGCTACCACGTCCCATGAGGTTTCCCCGAAGGAGTCGTATAGGTAGACCTTGCCCTCAAGCTCACGGACGGCTTCTAGGCGTTCCTCACGGGTCCAAGAGCCATCAGGGACGTGGAACCTCTTCCCCTTCAGCTTCCCTGCGATCCGTGCTGCTGTCTCGGTCGGTTGCTGCTCCAAAAACACGAGTCCAACTTTCGCCTTTAAGACATCCACATCGAATGCAATCTGCTGCGTAAGGAAATCGGTCTTTCCGATCCCAGTACCCGCACCGAAGGCATACAGTTCCCCGTACCTTCGGCCATAGGTATGCTTCGTCAATGCTTCCAGAAACCATGGGAGTCCTTGCTCGATCTCTCGATCTAGGTTGTCGTACAGGTCGGAGATACCTACGATCCCATCGGGTCTATATGCCTTGGCATTCCAGATAGCCTGGAGAACCTCGGCACCCTTGCCAGCCTTCAGGCAATCATTAGGGTCCTTGAGTGGTAGCGTGGCGATCTTCGCCTTGCCTGGGGGAAACATCTCAGCGCACTCTCGAGCGGCCTTCTGACCAGGGTCGTCCATGTCAAACATCAGGACAACTTCTTCGAACTGGTCAAAGAACTCCATCTGGCGAGACATATCCTTCTTGGCACCCTGAGCCCCATTCGGGACGCTTACCACGGGCCACTTGCAATCCTGAAGCGTCGCCAGGGTCATGGCGTCCACCTCGCCTTCGCAGACGACAATCTTCTTGCCACCGTTGAAGAGGTTCTGACCGAACATCGGGGGGTGCTTGGCGTCCCCAAGGAACTTGAAATCCTTGTCGGCACCTCGGGTCTTCACTGCTACTACCTGACCATCCTTGTGATACGGATACATGTGGACGGTCTTGCCGCCCAGCTTTCCTACACGGACACCAAAGAAGCGACAGACTTTCTCACTAATGCCGCGAGCGGGTAGCCCTTGTACGTCCGCTTCGACGTAGAAATCCAAATCTGCTGCCACTGTTTTCCTTTTGTATGTTGGTGCCTCTCCATCGCCCCGGTCGAAGTGCCCACAGCTAAAACACTTGCTATGTCCGTCCGAGTACAGGGCGTTTGCATCACTGCTCCCGCACTCGTCACAAGGACCCTTGCGGATTAGGTGGGACTCTTCGTATTCCATTAGTCCCTCGTGTAAGTGGGGCAGTGTTCGTCGTATGTCCGCTTGCGATTGATGTGTCCGCCAACGGGGCTAGGGCTACCGAGGAAGTACATCGACTTCGGGAGGGTTGGAAGCTTGACCACGTACTGACAGCGGCCATCCCCCGTAGGGGACAGACGACCCGTTGCCGTGGTGTTCCACTTGGCGTGCTTGCAGCCTTGGCAGGTCTTCATGTCAGTTAAGCCAGAAGGGCGTCCATTGATTGGGGGAAGTGTTGAACGAGAAGGGCGTAGATCATTTCGGCAACCTCCCGACATTCAACTTGAGCGTGTGCATCGAGACGTTGCTGGCACACACGAGCGAAGGCCATCACCGATCCCGACCACACCCATTCAGTCATGGTGTTCAGCGGGAGAACCATGCGGGCCTGCTCAGGGGCAACGCCAGCGCGGAGGGCCTGTTGGTAATTCCAAAGGGCATCTTCAGAAACACTTCGGATGAACTGAATCTCACGCTCTTGGATGTGCAACGGCAGCGTGTCTGCGGAGCCTTGCTTGACGTTCTCAGCACGACCACGGATTTGAAACGGGATGTAGAACTCAGGGTCACTATCGACATACCGACGACTGACTTCATTCCACGAGAGGCCCACCTGATGCTTCACCAGTTGGCGAGCAACGAAGAGGGGAGCCTTGATACGGACTTGAGCAAAGCAGTGAGCGAAGGGTGACCAGTGACCATGCTTGGCGAGGTACTTGATCAGCTTCGCGTCACCTTCTTCAAACTGAGCGTGCTGCTTGTCGAAGGACACTCGGGCTACGTTAGCGACCGTCAGGTCAGAGCCCATGAAGTCAAGGAGTTCTACGGATTGTGGTGCAGTTTGCATGGGGGTGACCTTAGGTGTTTGATTAGCGGACGAACAGTCGGGCAGGGGAGCCCAAGGTGTAGCGGACGTAGCGCTGTCCGGTGACCGGGTGATGGCGCTGCTCGCTCTTGACGTTGTAGCCTTTGTTGCGGATGTCAACGATGCGACGTGTGAGCGATTGGATGGAGTAGTCCATCAGGGCTTCGCGTTGCGTGATCGAGCCTGTGTTGTACAGGTGGTCAATAAGTTTCTGGACTTGGGTTTTCATTTCTCTCTCTTTGAGAAGGTTTAGAACAGGAGTGATACGAGGTAGCACACGAGCACAACCAGAGACACGAACCACAGGTACGTCACATTTCGTGCGGTAGCGCTGTAGCGGAGGTACGGACGTTGTACGAGAGCAATGAAGCCTGTGACTTCCACGAACGACCAGAAGACGTAGATGAGACTGAGTGCAATGATGAGGAATGTTGGCATTACTTTTTCTCTTCGGATAACCAAGCTTCAGGGATCAATTTGTCTGCATAGGCGAAGCCGTTCCGCTCACACCATGTGGCGTAAGTAGACTTGCTGCCTTTGTAGAGGGGGGAGGCGCTGCGGGAAAAGACGAATCGAATGTCTAAGTGAGGGTGCTGCTTCTTTACTGCCAGATGCTTAGTGCGGTCTGCTGAATCGAACAGGCCCTTACCTTCAACGATGATTCCGTTGGCAAGGATGAAGTCAGGTGTGTACTTGTGCGGGATGCTGTAGTCCAGCTTCACCTTCTCGTAGTCGTACTCGACACCTGCTTCATCTAGCTGTGCAGCGATCTTGTCCTCCAGACCACTACGCAGCTTTGCCTTCACCTTGATGACGTGATTCTTCTTCGCCGCCCAAGAGCGACGCGCAGCCATCAGAAGTTGACGTCTTCGTCTTCTTCCTCGTCTTCCGGTTCAGCTTGCTTCGACTTCTTCGAAGATGCCTTATCGGCCTTAGCCACATACGTAGCTTCTTCGTCAGCCTCGAAACCGCTGCCACCGAACTCAACGAGGTCGATGATCTGAACGCTGTCGATGTAGAGCGTGACGCCTACGTTCGAACCGTTCTTGTATGCCTTCATCGTTGACTTGATCTTCAGCTTCGAGCCATTGCCGATGTTGAGGTCTTCACCATCGATACGGTTACCAGCACCGTCGAAGAAACGCAGGGCCTTGTCGTTGCCCTTCTGATCCTTCGCCTTGGTCTTGAACTTCAGCGTGATCGTGCCGTCTTCGTTTTCTTCCGGGTAGTCGATCTTGTCAGCCACCTTCTTGCCGAGTTCCTCTTCGGCCTCTTCGCGCATCATTGCGATGACCTTTTCGCCTTCAGCAGCGGAGACGTGCAGGTCAGTCTTGTAGACACCATCGGCATCGAACTTGGTGTCCGGTCGGGAGAGCCACGTATAACCGGAGATGCCTTTGGGGGATGTGAACTTCTTCATGCGGGTCCTTAGTTGTATTCAGGGTGGAAATTGTCGATATCGAACTCGATCTCTTCGATGTAGAAGCCGTGACCCATAAGGGCGACTGCTGCATCCAGCGGAACGAGTCCACCGCTGTTGATCTGTTGTGACGCGATGGCGTCGAGGCGTTCTTCGTAAAGCATCTTCGGGGACCTTGCGGAACGCAGTTGCGCTCCTAGAAATGGGAAAAGGCCCCGAAGGGCCCCTATGGTGTGTAACAGTGTGTTGTGCAAGAAAAATCAGGCGAAAGCGTATTGGGACTCGAGGATGTTATTGAGGTCCAAAGTGCCACGCGGGGGAACCATCAGCTTGTCTAACTCCTTAATGAGCTTGGTGATCTTCTTCGCGCCTTCTTCATCCTGGGTGGCCTCTCCGGTCACGATCAGGTCAGCACGGGCTGTGTTCAAAATGTCTTCCAAGGGGTCACGGTCCTCGTACATCTCGACCAAGCTTTTACGCACGATCATCGAGAACTTGTCCATCTGATTCGGCAACGCAGCGAACGAGTCGTGGATCAATAAGAAACTGTGAATACCGTCGTTCTTAGAATTTTCCACTACGAGTTGGAGGTGTGCCGCATCAAAAGAGTGAATGAAGTTCGGACTTACAGAACTACGTTGCTTGTGGGCGTTCAACTCCTTGGAGAAACCTGTCTGGACCTTGGGCTTGTATGCCGTAGGGGCGTTCAGGGCCTTGTTCCAGAGCAGCGTCTTGATCTGCTGGAAGGTCGGCTTGTAGTACGCGTTCAGTACCGGGAACCCCATGGGAGTCGTCCAGCGAACCGGGAGGTTGGCCTTCGCCAGGATGCCTGCAATACTCTTCAGGAGTTCCATCACCAGCGGCGCACCCTTCACGGTCTGCTTAATGCCAGTCATGTTGTGGTTTGCCAGATAGCGAGCTACCTCCATCATCTCGAGCCAGTTATCCTTGGTGACCCCGAAGTGAGCACGGCTTTCATCATCGATAGCCATGATGTCTTCGTAAATCTGGTCAGCAAAGCCAGAGACTTCCGACCCGTAGCCGTAGGTCATCACGTTGCGCTTGGTCACTTTACGGTCGATACCGTAGGAGGACCACAGTTGCGCAAAGCCGCGAATCTTTTCATCTTCGTGGTTCAGGTCAGCTTCGACCAAGGGACCAGAGATGGCAGCAACAGCCGCATAGACATCCTGCGGGAGTTCCGAGGGCATCAGGTTCACCAGAGCACCGCCATTCGCATCCCGCATGATTGCCGAGAAGTGCTGAATACCGGAGCACGATCCATCGATAGCGATAGGAAGGCGACAAACATAGGTATCCGGGGCTTCCATATGATTCGCCAAGGCGACGCAAGCAGCCAAGAAGCAGAAGGGGGAGTCCGCAGTCTTCCAGACGCTCATAGAATTGATGGGGTCCTTTGCGACAGCCTGGATCAACTCGATGTTGTCTTCGGTCCACTGAACACGAACATTGAACGGTGATTTATCGAGAGCACGGCCATTCACCTTCTGAGCATAAGTCGTGGCAACGTTCCACTTCAACCACTTCACGCCAGTCTCGTTCAGCACTTCACCATCAGCGAATTCGAACAGACCCTTGCAGTAATCTGCACGTTGGTGGTTAAACCCAGGTTTTGCATACACCCGCGAACGCCAATCCAAAACGTGGGGCTGGAAGAACCGTTCGACATCAGCGAGGAGCTTGGCTTCCTCAAGGTCCCGAGAGACCACCGCATGCTTCGCGTTGGCGATCTTGTTGTCCTTGCGGATGCCCCACTTCGCCTTGTCATCAGCGTCCTTCGGGATTGCCTTGCGGGGACCAGGGAGCTTGCCCACAGGGATGCGCATATCGTGGCAGAACGTCAGGGCCTCGAGGACCGTGCGGTTAATCCGCAGGGGAACCTCTTGGATACCGTTCAGAGCGCCAACGAACGGAGCGTTACCCTCGATTGCTGCAGCGATCAGCTTCTTGGTCATCGGGTTGAACGTGTTCGCCATCTTCACCGTCTTCGCAACACGAACATCATTGTATGCACCAGTGTCAAAAGCGACCCAAGGATTCGGCACCGTGAGCATTGCCTGATAGACAGGCGTGGTCCACTGTTGGCGATCCTTCACCTTTTGGAGAGCCTCGTGGCCTTCTTCGGTGAACCCCAGGCGCATCTGAATCTCACCTGAGTCTTCGTCGGTCTTCTCGAAGTGTTCGAAGAGGTTGGTCGATTGTTGCGCCAGGAAGAACAATCCAGCACCGATACCGACCATCGCATCCGCATCAACGCCTGGTTCCGGGAACTGATCGAGCAGTGCTTCAGCAGCTTCAAGCTTCGCACGGGCCGACCGATTCATCCGGGGGTCCATAAGCTTCTTGTGTGCCTTTGCATCAGCGTTCTTCAAGCGTTCAGCCGCAATTGCCACACGGACTTCATAGCCGACTGCCTCATACATCGATGTCAGGCTCTCCTCACTCGTCGCCGTGTTGAAGGCGTTCTTGAGCGTGATACCTGCCAGCAGTGTGTGATCCAGATTGTCCATGGCCTTGAAGTGAGCACCACGGTGAGACTTCTCCAACTCCGCAAAGTGTGCAAGACGAAGCGCCTCGACCATCTTCGGCAGGGCCGTTTCAAACAGCCGTTCCTCAGCCTTGCTCAGGTCACCCATGCTATGGGCAAACTCAGCATTACCTTCGTAACGCTCGGCACCCTTAGCCAGCATGCGATCTTCTAAGGCAGCTTGGGCTTCGTAGTTCAGTGCGATTTCAGTCATGTCTTGCTCCGTGGGTTCGTTGAGTCAGTGGATAGATCATACCAGAAGACCACACCGCAGCACAACTCAACGTTGCACAAAAATTTCGAGAAAGCATGACGCCTTCTCTGCAATGGTAGGCAAATTGCCGATGTGCTTGAATTTAAACAAGAATTGCTAGATGTTTTCTAGAGGAGGCCCTCGGACACCCTCGCGCGGGTTCTATATAGTGACCAAAGGGCGAAAACAAGAAGTCCTTTAAAATCAATGACATCGGTAATTTACCTACCATAGAAGAGAGACCGCACAAGGTTGTGCAACTAAGGGGTGGGGGTTACCTAAGGTATACCCTAAGATAGACCTTAGTTTTATTCTTCATTGTTTAATATTGAAAGATTTACCTAGGGTAAACCTAAGGTAGACCAAAGATTACACAGACGTCCGTAGGCTCACCTACGAAGCACCGTCTCATCCTCGCGCCACAGTAGGCATTTTCTTAGAGGCACTGATTCGGTCTTGGCATACATGCATCCATGCCTACGGACCTCTGTGTGATTTTTTTCTTGTGCAACACAGCACACCACCAAACACTTTTAGAGAGAGTGAATGTCAGTCCAATCATTGCGAGCACAGCTAGTCGCCCGCCGAACGTATCAACGCCCCTTGAACCCTGAAGGCACTGTCTTCGAGACCTGGGAAGAAATGGTTGACCGAGTAATTGGTCATCAGATGTGGCTGTGGGATCGCGCTGCGGCTCCCATGGGTGGCATCGGTCAAGAAGAGTTGCTCGAGTTGAATGAGCTTCGTGAACTGATGATCGACCGAAAGGTTCTGATGTCAGGCCGTACGCTGTGGCTAGGTGGTACCAAGGTCGCAAAGAAGCGCGAAAGTAGCCAATTTAATTGTTCGTTCACGCAGGTAGAAACTGTGCGTGATGTGGTCGATTGCCTTTGGCTGCTTATGCAAGGCTGTGGCGTAGGCTTCAGTCCTATCGTCGGACAACTCACAGGTTTCCAGAAGCGTATCCCTAGTATTGAATTCAAACGTTCGACCCGTACCGAGAAAGGTGGCCGCGAACATAACGTGGAGACCCTCGAGAATGGAGTCTGGACGATCAGCGTTGGCGACAGCGCAGAAGCGTGGTGCAAGGCCCTCGGCAAACTGGTGGCCCATCCTCATGCTGCCGCCAATAAACTTGTGGTCTGCACCCAAGAGATTCGTCCCGCAGGCTCTCGTCTCTCTGGGTACGGATGGGTTAGCTCAGGTGACGCAGCACTCGTCAAAGCAATCGAAGCAATCTTCCACATCCTTAACCGTCGTGCAGGCTCGCTCCTCACACGTATCGACATCCTCGACGTGCTTAACTGGCTCGGAACTATTCTATCGAGCCGTCGCAGCGCGGAGATAGCACTGTTCGAATACGGTCAGGACGAGTGGCAAGAATTTGCCGTGGCGAAGCGCGACTGGTGGGTGAACAACGTCCAGCGTGCCCAGTCGAACAACTCGCTCCTGTTCAAACAGAAGCCATCCAAGGCCGAACTACAAGGCATCTTCGATCTTATGGTCGAGGCGGGAGGTAGTGAGCCTGGGTTCATTAACGGCCAAGCAGCTATCAAACGGGCCCCTTGGTTTAAAGGAGTGAACCCGTGTGCGGAAATCCTTCTTGGTAACAAGTCGTTCTGCAACCTCACAGAGGTGGACGTTGGAAAATTTGCTGGTGATTCTTCTGGTCTCCGCAGGGCTATTGAGTTGGCTGCTCGCGCGAACTATCGGCAGACTTGCGTGGACCTTAATGATGGAATCCTTCAGGAATCCTGGCACCGCAATAACGACCACCTCCGACTCTGTGGGGTCGGACTGACGGGCATCGTAATGCGTCCCGATCTGAAGCCTTATGACTTCGCGGAACTTCAACGTACCGCAACGTCTGCCGCATATGGTATGGCCGATGAGCTTGGAACACCTCGCCCGAAAAACGTCACGACTGTTAAGCCCTCTGGGACCCTTAGCAAGGTGATGGATTGTACAGAGGGTCTTCACGCTCCTCTGGGTCGATACATTTTCAATCAGGTCAACTTCGGTAAGTTCGATCCACTGGTTCCGCTCTGTCGTTCTGCGGGCTACAAGGTCATCCCTAACCCGAGTGATCCAGATGCTGTGCTTATCACCTTGCCCGTCAAATGGGACACCGTGCCGTTCTCCAAGGTTGTCAAGAATGGGATCGAGATGGAAGTCAATCTTGAGACTGCTATTGAGCAACTGGAGCGATACAAAATGCTTATGCTGAACTGGTGTCAGCAAAATGTGAGCGCAACGATTAGCTACAGCGTTGACGAAGTGCCTGCAATTGTTGATTGGTTGCTCGAGAACTGGGACACCTATGTGGGCGTCAGTTTCTTATTCCGTGCTGATCCTACTAAGACTGCTGAAGACCTCGGATACCTGTACTTGCCTCAATCAGTGGTGACCAAGGATGTCTATGACGCCTACGTCGCAAACCTCCAGCCTATCGACCTAAGTCAAGGAACCGATATGTTGGACGCTGTGATTGAAGACGAGTGTGCAGGTGGCGCATGTCCCATCCGCTAACCGCAGAGGCCCTTCGGGGCCTTCTCGACTACTCGGTTGTGTCTGGTAGGTTTTATTGGAAGGCTACAGGTCTGAGGGCCGGTGGTGATAGTGGCATCTATTCGCGCATCTCTGTGGATGGAGTACGACACTATTCTCATCGCCTTGCATTCCTGTGGGTAACAGGGACGTTTTCAAAATACGTTGACCATGTGAACCTCGACAAGAAGTTCAACGCCTGGGTCAACCTCCGAGAGGCATCCAATGCCGAGAATGCTTGGAACACTAGGAACCGAGGCACTCTTAAAGGTGTTGCGTTCCTTCTTGGGAAGTACCGCGCTCAAGTACGTGCTGGTGCTAAACGCCACTACGGGACTATGCGCAACACAGCAGAAGAAGCATATGCGGACGCTTGTCGTCTGCGTGAAGAACTCCATGGTTCCTTTGCGAATCATGGCTAATCCGGTGACTCGCCCTCAGTAGCGCGAAGAAAACCCGGCTTGCGAGGTGGGATGCCTCTGCATGCAGTACAGCCCTAATGACTAGGGCTTTCTACCCGAAATCCGAATCGCAATGAATCGGTCACGGCAGTACCTCATGAGTTCTACCGTGAGTGGTCTTTCTTGGAACCCCTTGGGTTTCTCCCTCTCTCTCAACTTGAGGGGCCTTGAAAGATCACCCACAGTAAAACTCTCGATTCCCTCAGCGCCCCTTTTGGAATGCCTGGAGGATTTGAAAAAAATAGATCAATTTCGATAGGGCACCCCTATTAACTCTAGGTCCCCTTAGCTACACCATGCCACCTTCGGGTGGTCTTTGGCGCACTAGATAATCTCTAGGTGCCTGAGGTTCCCTCGATATCCCTGTTTTCAGTGTGTAGGGGACGGATCACGCCTAGGGGATTACACCTAGCTAGGCCGGCAATGCCTCTCAGGCTTGAATACAGCCACGCCATGGGGTTTCTAGCGGATACCCTTGGGTACCCTAGCCAGTCCCTCAGGAACCCCTCCAGCAGCCTGTAATCCAGTCTCATGATCAACCCCTCTAGGAACGCCTACAAGCCTCTGGTTACCCTCAGGCTACATGGGTAGCGCCATAGGTACGCGAGCGGTTCCTAGCACCGTACAGAGACCTGCAAACCACACAGGCACACGATAGGCGAGCACAGATACCCCCAGGTACCCAAAAGGGAATCTGAAGGAACGCACAAAGCGCCCATGGTTGACTATCCACGGTAGTAGACAGTAAACGATAGGCACAAAAGGAAAACCCCCAGGGTTACCTAGGGGTTATCACGCTTTTCTATGATGTCTCCAATTGATACCGGCAAACCACAGTCCGATAGGTGCGGGAAACCGCATAAGACAGATAGCGTAATGGATACGGCGCTTTCTCATTTTCATTGCTGTGGCTCCCTGATTACCCGGATGTTACCCGGAAGACGAATTTCTACGGGGCCCCTGAGGGTTCGTGCTAGTTCTTCGGCGATTGCCTGGGTTAGTTCGTGGATCAGTGTAGGGGTTGGATTGAGGGCGCGAGAGTATGCCTCAAGGGCTTTGGTTGCCTTGCTGGGTCTCATGCTATCCCTTGGCAAGCTTCAGACGGCGGATAACGAGTTTCCAATAGCGCCTCTGGAATGAACCCTTAGGCCATACCCGCTTATGCTCGCGGGCCCATTCGATCTGTTCGTTGACGGTCATTTGTTCGATACGTAGAAAAGAGTAGGAATAGCTGCGTCCTGGAGTGCACGTAATGCCTCCTCCAGTGTTGAGAAGGGCAGTAAAACCTTATGGGTTAGTGCGTGTTTGAGATAGAACATTACTTGCTCCATTTGCGCTGAATGAAACCGATAAGCCAATAGACCAAAGCCAATTGGATAAGCACGCCTAGCACATGACCCACACGCCCTACAGCGGGTTCATAGGGGTTCGATAGGGTGTATGAGACAAACATCAGGAAATCAATTACGGTAAGAATGACCATTGCGGTAAGACGGACCATGGTTTGTCCTATGTAACAGTGGATTGTGCAGTTAGACTACGCGAAGTCAAGCGCAGGTTCTTCTTGTTCGATATCCATGGATAGGTCCACGAACCACGAAGTAGGGATAGGGTCCAAAGCCTTAACAAAGGTTTTATTCCTGTCGTACATAACCACGAAGCGTACCTTTCCAATCTGAAACTCGCTAGTGCTGTAAGGAACCGCAAGTTTGTATGGCGTTCCAAGAAGGGTAAGAATACGCCGTGCATCTACAGTCCATTGTCTCTTTAACGATGCCTTCAGACCTGCAATGGTTGTGCTCATGGTGTGCCTCAGGTGTGGTTAGTGGTCTCATCAGTACGGTATTGAACCGCATACCCTAGGTATCCCCAGGGTTTCGACCTGTTAGCTGTTGGCGTTCGTGCAAGTGTAGGTTTCACCGTTGAACGTGAACTCGTACATATCACCACTCAAGCGGCAATCATTGGCGAACTTATCGTAATCGATGTAAGCCTGAACAGCTTCAGGTACACCGCCCAAGTAGCATTCATCAAACAATTCCGACGCTGCCTCCAGGAGGTCACACTGGCTCAGGCACACGTCCTCCAGGTTATCCAAAGCTTCCCGTACGTTCTGACCGTTGATCGAGACTAGGTAGAACAGTGCTGCCTTCTGGTAGTCCTCAAGCATCTCTACTGCGTCAAACCAGAACTCCAGATTCGATTGATCAACCTTGCAGGCTTCAAACAGTTGCGCATCATCGCCGTCAATGTAGTCAATCATGAACTCTTCAACAGGTGCGCCAGAGCGATTTAATAACGCTGCAGCCTTCGAGGTGTATTCCTCGTAGGAGTTGAAGTAGAAACCAGTTGCATCAGTGTCGTACGGGTTTGCGAAGTATTGAGCGATGGTCATTTTGTTTCCCCTGGTTATCTGTTGGTATCAATAGAACGTAGTGAACATGAGTGTAGCAAACGTGCCGATGAAACCAACGACACTTACTAATAACCCAGCGTACATTGTGATAATCGCGAGCTTGCACATGATGTTATCTCTGGTTAGTAGGTGTAGCCAATCGATTCAAAGTAAGCACGAACTTCTGCACTCTCTTCGAACGCTGTGGTATAGCAAAGGGATTCATACGCTGCAGTATGGTCACCATAAGGTGCGTTACTCTCTGCGCTCATTACTGCAGCCCAGACTGAGCCACGGGTTCCATGGTCTTTCTCTACCTGTGCTACCAATTTTTCCCAAGCGTTCATTTTGTTTCCCCTGGTTGTTTCGTTGCGTTACTGCAGGACTTCATTGTGCCTAGTGTGCAACCATGTGTCAAGCATCTTTGTGCAGAAAGTTAGCGATAGTTTGCCTGGGGTTTCCTGGGTGTACCTGATGTTAGGTTCGTGAGCCGCTTAACAACAAAGTGAGACAGAACATTCTATATTTTGTTTACCTTTGGATACAAGCTAGCGTCTGTATTGCGCACATGCCTTGGCTACCCTCAGTCACACCACGCGTACCAGTGCATGCCTAATGCCTTCCCGTGCTGCCCTGGATTACTACACTTGATATTGTATCTGGTGTGTTCGCTGTAGAATCAAGGACTTAGCCACGCCTCCCTCTCGACTCTGCCTCCTCGCTCGCCTCCAGGCCTAGCCATGTACCCCCATGGGGTGCCTTAAAAGGGGCTTCAAAAAGACCGCTAAAGGTGTTGGTTGTTTTTGTTGTTCGACCTTCGCGTGAAGTGGGGCAATTCCCAGGAAAACCTCGGGAAACCCAGGCCCCTCAAGTGTCTCTTTTTCACCACATGTACCCCCGGGTGGGGGACCCCCTAGTTTCCCCAAAGTACCCTGACCCTTTTGCACAAGATGACCTAGGGGGAGGGGGGGTACCTTAGGTTTAAACCAAAGACAGACCAAAGGTATCTCTGGATATTCTCTGGGTATCTCTGGTTTGAGCTACGGGATTATCTTCATTAATATCTTATAAAGAACTTTGGTTTAAACCTAAGTACCCTACAGATTAACCAGAGTTATTATCAATGTTGATTACGATTATTGATAAGAACTTTGGTCTCCCTTTAGAACACCCATTAACCCCTTGGCTCCCCCAAGGAATAACCAAGGCTATATAAATGGCTCTCGAAACTGCTACCTATATTTCTGGTCTCGTCCCAGCTAATCCGATTGGGGCTGATCCTATTGCCCAGGCTGATGATCACATCCGTCTGATTAAATCAACTCTTAAGACAACCTTTCCGAATATCACAGGGCCGGTCACTCTGAATCAGGCCCAATTGAATGCTGCAGCACCCATTGGTGCAATCATCATGTGGCACCAAGCCTCGCTCCCTTCGGGCTGGGTCTTGTGTAATGGACAGACAGTGGCGAAGTCGGACGGTAGTGGGAATATCATCACGCCTGATCTTCGGGATCGCTTTGCGGTCTGTGCCGGTGGTTCATACCCTGTGACATCCGTAGGTGGCGCTGCCCTCTACAACCTGAGCACCGCCCAGCTTCCCTCGCATGCCCATACGGGAACCACGGATGCCCAAGGTAACCACACGCACCACGTAACGGGTAATACCGCAGGGGCTGGGGGTCACAGCCATACCCTGCCTAACCTCGGCTCAGTCCAGGCTGGTTCAGACAATGGTGGTGCCAACGTTCCTGTCAACACAGGTTATGGCTCGGGGCGCCTTATGGCCCCCACGGACCCTGTAGGGGACCACGGCCATTACTTCGAAGTGGATACGTGGGCTGCGGGTAACCATGCTCACAACTTCACGACCTCCTCGGTTGGCTCGGGTCAGGCTATTGACAACCGTCCTCCGTTCTTCGGTCTCTACTTCATCATGAAGGTATAAGGCATGGCTCTCGAATCAGCAACATATCTCAATCAACTGGTCGCGACCAATCCGTCTTCTACCGACTCCGTATCCCAGTCCGACGATCACCTCCGGCTCATCAAGCTTGCCCTGAAGAACACCTTCCCGAACCTGGATAGCCCGGTCACCGCTACGCCCGCTCAGTTGAACTTCCCGGTACCTCAAGGGTTCATCGGATTCTGGTCGGGAGCCATTGCGGCTGTCCCGGCTGGCTGGGCTCTCTGTGATGGTACCCAAGGGACCCCTGACCTCCGCAGCAAGTTCGTGGTCGGTGCAGGTTCCGCCTATGCGGTCAATGACACAGGTGGGTCGGCCAGTACGGGTATGGCAGGTTCGCACACCCATACCCTCAATAACACCACGGCTAACCCCACGGTGACCACAGGTCCCGTACAGGCTGGCACAGGGGCCACGGTTGTCACTGGCGTTACTGCGGTAGCCCATACGCACACCGCGAACTTGATCGGTGATCACCAACATTCGTCGCTGCCTCCGTATCTGGCACTGGCGTACATCATGAAGCTCTAAGCCTATGCCTACCCTCCCGCTCCGCGAGCTTGGGGGCGTGGGGGTAATCACGGACGCAAATCCCTACGACCTCCCGCCTAACGCCTTCTCGGGTGCCAATAACGTCATCTTTGATGAGAACCGAATCTCCCGGGCTCCGGTCTTCAAGATGATGTTCAACCCGATCCGCTCGGCACTGACGTATGACGCAGCCACAGGGGACTACGATACAAACCCCAATGTCTACGACTCGGCGCAGGGTGGTAGTTCTAATAACGCTCGCTTCCTTGGGTCCTATGCAACAGCCACGGCTGGCGAGGTGCCCTTCGTAGTAGACGCTGACGGAACAGTCCGTGCGTACCCTGGGGGTACCCTCACGTTCCAAACTCCGACAGCCGGAACGATCACCAACGATAACCCTTGGTCCCACGCTCAGGTGGGCGGCATCTCCTTCCTCACGCGAGCAGGGATGAAGCCCTATGTCCGCAACCTCTCCACGGATACCCTCTACAGCGGCATTGGTGGGGACTGGGTCGCTACGGATACTGCAGCAGTCGTCCGTCCGTTCCTGGACTTCGCATTGATGTTGAATGTGACGAAGAACAGTGTCCCGTATCCGACGATGGTCAAGTGGTGCAATCCGATCCAGTTCGGTCAGGCCACCTCGGCTATCAATTGGGACCCTGCGAACCCTGCCTTCGTTGCTGGCGAGAATACCTTGAGTGAGATGCGTAGCCCGATCCGAGATGGTCTGGTGCTCGGCAACTCGTTCATCATATACAACCAGTCTCAGATTTGGAACGTGGACTACCGTGGGGACCAAGCGGTCTTCGGGTTCCGTCGTCTCCCCTATGAAGGTGGAATCATCAATACCAACTGCGTTGTCGAAGTCGATGGCAAGCACATGGTGTTCGGTGACAACGACATCTACATGCATGATGGGATGAGCAAGAAGTCCCTCGCTGATGGTCGTGTTCGTCGGCGTATCTTCAACGCCTTGGACCGCTCCAGGCAGAACTCGTGCTTCGTGGTTCATGACGCAGTGGCGAACCTCGTCCACTTCTGCTACGCCACGCTGCAGGATGAAGCTTCGTTCTCGAAGACAGTCTTCTGTAACCAAGCGGCCATCTACAACTACCGCTCGGATACATGGTCCTTCATGGACTTGCCGAATGTGGTCGGCGGTGCGATGACTGATGCTTCCCTTCTGAAGAACCTATTCCCGGATGCCAACGACTCGTACGAACTGTTCAACACCCCGTACATGACGTTTGCCGGTGGGACCCCCAAGGTCTCCCTGATGCTCTCCGTGGCAGACCAAGCGAACGGTATCACTGACACTCGAGTCTTCGCCATCGATCTCCCGACTGCGGGCCTCGTGAATCTCCCTGCGTTACCTGAGGTTCTCAAGCCAGCCTACGTTGAACGCGTGGGTGCAGACATGGATGACTTCGGTATCTCGACTCTTCGGGGCTACAAGCTGATCCAGAGCATCGTCCCTCAGTGTTCCTTTGAGGACAGTAACGGTGTCTTTATGTTCGACATCGGGTCCTCGGACCTCCCGAAGCAATCCCCAACGTATCGAGCTTCGTGCCCGTTCAATCCTTCGACTGACTACAAGATCGACATGCAGGTTGCAGGTCGGTACCTCGCGTACAAAATCAGCACGGCATCGATCTCGAGCTTCCAGATCAGCGGTTTCGATATGGATGTCAAAACAACGTCTCGGCGGTAACTATGGCCGTAATCTACACAACCCCCTTGGTGAACTACGTGCGTTCCAGCGTGCCCCCGCTTCCCGATTCCCAGGTCAGATACCTGATGGAAGAGTTTCGGAAGTTGGAGCAGACGCTGGCGACCTACAAAGCTGCGTTAGATCAGCTTGCGCCACGAGTCCCCTGAATAACTTTCCAGAGAGTATGAGTAACCTAGCGCGAATTGAAACCCCCGCCACCGAGCTTGAGAAGGTCTACAGGCTCGAGAAGGAAATTGAAGCACTTCCTCAAGTCATGTGTCCGGTGTGGCATCACTTCGCGCCGGGTCTGTACGCCAGAAAAATGCTGATCCCCAAGGGAACGGTGCTGACAGGTGCAGTCCACAAGACTGAACACCTTTGCATCATCTCCGGGGACATCAGCGTCTCGACGGATGACGGCATGAAGCGCATCACTGATGCCCACGCCATCTTGTCTTCGAAGCCTGGTGCTAAACGCGCTGGCTTCACTCACGAAGACACGTACTGGACGACTGTTCACGCCACCGATGAAACGGACCTGGACAGACTGGTCGAGGAATTGACCACATCCACCAATCAAGAGTTGCTCGGGTCTCCTGAGAACAGACAACTCCTCTCAAACAATCTACTGGAGCCACCTAAATGAGCTTTGGACTCTCTGCCACCGCTGTTGCGGGTATCGCAGGGGCAGGCATTGGGGCTGCTGGCTCCATTATGTCGGCTAATAGTGCTGCTGACGCGCAGAAGTATGCCGTCGATAACTCAGGTAAGCCCTGGGATGGTGTGCAGCAACACCTCACCGACACGTATGACGCAGGCCAAAGTGCCCTCGATTCTGCTATGGGCATGGGCACGTATAGTGGCCCCCGCGTAGCTGGTCTCAATCCCTACCAGACCAACGGTGCCACCCAAGCAGGCAACTTCGCTTCTGGTCAAGGTGCCGACATTGCTGGTCAACTGTATGGCGCAGGTTCTGATGCACTGAAGTACGGCTCGCAATACGCGGGCAACGCTCAACAGATGTACGACCAAGCCGGTCAAGATCAGACGCAGAACTTTCTGAAAAGCGCATCTCAGTACGCAAACAACCCCTACGTTGATGGGATCATTGACGCCAACTCGCGTGACGTTACCCGCAACCTCAACGAAAACCAACTGCCATCTCTGTACCTCGGTGCAGCCGGAAGTGGAAACACGAATTCAACCCGCACAGGCGTAGCTGAAGGTATCGCTCAACGCGGTGCCGCAGACAAGCTTGCGGACATCTCGAGCAACATTCGCAGCCAGTTCTTCTCGCAAGGGCTGTCGCAAGCTCAGAGCCAGTACAACACGCAGCAAGCCGCGAAGCAAAGCGCGAACGGTCAGATCGGGAATTACTTCCAGACTGGTCAAGGTGCCCTCCAGGGTGCTCAAGACGCCAACGCGAAGAACTTCGATGCATCGCAAGCTGCAGGCACGGTGTTCCAACAGAACCAGCAACAGGGTCTCGACGCGGATCGCCAAGCCTTCAGCGAAGGTCAGAACAACAACCTCGACTTACTCACGAAGTACATGAACATGCTCAAGGGCTCCTACGGTAACTCGCAAGCTGTCCAGCCTGTTGCTGCTCAGAACCCGATTCAGGGTGCCCTTGGTGGTGCTCTGGGTGCTGCAAGCATCGTAGGCAAGCTCGGCAGTTCTAACGCTTCTTCGAGCGGGTTCAACCCCGCCTACCAGTCGAGCTATTCGGGCTTCGACAACCCCGACAACTACGGCTAAGGAAACCCATGCCCTATAACCCGCAGGATTACAACACCCCGCTCGCTATGGCGATGGGTGGCACGGCACCGGGCGTGGCTCCAATTAATGCTGGAGACGACGACCCGCAGGCCCCGCAACAAGACTTCAACCCTCAGGCACCCCAGATGTATGTGCCGCAGATTCAGCAAGCGCAGCAACAAAGGTCTTGGTACGACAACGCCAATAAGAATGGTCTCTGGAACGGTATGGGTGCCGCTGGTGCTGCTCTCCTAGGTGGCACGAACTTCAACAAGAGCTTGGGTCAGGCGGTCGAGGGCTTCAACGGTGCTTATGACGCTTCGGTAGACAAGGACCGTGAACTGAACCAGCCCAAGGTAATCCCGATGGCTGATGGTGCCTTCACGCTCCTCGCGTACCCCAACGGTACCCAGAAGGTCGTCAGGAATTCCGAAGTTGCTGATCACCTTGCCGGTATTAAGAAGCAGGATGCGATCAACAAGCGGGACACGATCCTCTTCACGGCTGATGCCAACGCTGCGGCTGCGAACAAGAAGGAAGCTGAGAAGGCTGCCCTCGGTAACGCCGGAGACGCAGTTGCGAGCGCTGCAAATGCCAAGGAACTCCGCACCGTTGCTGACGACGTTGAGAAGAGTCAGAAGGATTGGGTCCCCGCCTCAGGTGGCATCGTCGGAGCAGTACCGCAAGCGGTGCGTGCTGTCATCTCTCCTGAGAATGCAGCCTTGCAGGACCGTGCGTATGCCGTCATTCAGAACAACCTTCGCGCAACCCTCGGCGCTCAGTACACCGAGAACGAAGGTAAGGCACTGCTCGCCCGTTCGTTCGACCCGCACCAACAGCCTGCTGAGAATGCTCGTCGTCTACGCGCTCTTGCAGACAACATGGACGCAATGCAAGCCGACAAGGCCGGTGCCCAAGCCTACATGGCAAAGCACGGGACCCTCCAAGGTTACACCCCAGGTGCTGCTTCGGCTACTCCTGCGGCTTCCCCACAAGCCCCCGCTCAAGGTGGGGTTCAAGATAACTCTGCTGTAGCTGCGGAGATGCGTAGGCGAGGATTACTCAAGTGAGCTTAGACCTCTCGCAGATGTCCGATGATGACCTGAAGGCATTGTATTCCAACACTCAGGGAATCCATCAGAACGAGTCCAACGGTGCTTCAGACTCGGCGTCCATTGTCAACCCGACAAGCGGTGCTGAAGGCTCCATGCAAGTCATGAAGGACACTCAGAAGGACCC